CATCCTCCGAGGATGCACCCGTCAAAAAGGCCGTGGAACCGCGCGAGGAGCCGGACAACCACGACCTGGATGACGAAGCCGAAGAGCAGCCGGAGGCCGATGAGGCTGATGGTTCTGAGGCAGGGGGTGAAGACGCCCCCGAGTCCGACGACGAAGAATACGCCGCTACAACGAGCGAGGACTCAGCCGATAACGAGCCCGAGGAAGACGAACTTCTTGAGTTTGTCCACCCCGACGGCTCCACGGTTCGAGTAACCCCGCAAGAGTACGCGGACGGCTACCTTCGGATGGAGGACTACACGCGCAAGACGCAATCCATCGCGGAAGAGCGTCGCGCGCTTCAGAGCCAACGCCAGGAATGGGAATCGCGGGTCCGCGCGGAAGCCGAATTTCTGGCCGAATTTTCTCCACCGAAACCAGAGGACGACCCCAGCGACCCCATCGGGTCTTGGGAGCGCATGCGTGCGTGGGAGAAGGAACAGGCCAAGAGGAATGAATTCCTCGCCAGCCGCCAGCGCCAGACTGCGGAAGCGCAGCGTCAGACGCTCGCGGCGGAGCAGGCCCGACTCCTTCGAGCTCTGCCGGAATGGCGTGATCCGAAGGTTGCGGCTGCCGATCGTGATCAGATTTCGTCCGCGCTGATAGCCCACTACAGGTTCAGGCCGGAAGAGCTGAACGGCATCATCGACCACCGGGCTCTTCTGGTGGCTCTGGATGCCGCGCGATATCGGGCGTCGCAGAAGAAGACGGCGGAGAAGGTCTCGGCTGCGAAGAAAAAGGTCTCGAAGGCTCCACCGAAGCCGGTGAAGTCCGAGGCCTCGGCACCCCCGCAGAAAGGCCCCGGTCCCCGGATGGCGAGACTTCACAAGAACCTCCGCCGATCCGGGTCTGTCGACGACGCCGCCAAGCTGTTGATGGCGCGCGGACGCCGCACCTGACCCTAGGCGGACAGCCCATGAGAGGAGAAACCCATGGCTGTTCCCGCTGGTACGACTACCGAATTCGATATCGTCGGTGATCGCGAAGACCTCGAAGATATCATCTTCGATATCAGTCCCGTCGAGACCCCATTCGCCTCAAACGCGAAGAAGGGCGGCGCCGATCGCACGTATGCCGAGTGGCAGACCGATGCGCTCGCGGCGGCGGCTGCCAACGCCAACCTCGACGGTGACGACTCGTCCCCGAACACTATCACCGCGACGCTTCGGCTGGGCAACTACACCCAGATCCTGAAGAAGACCGTCCAGGTGTCGGGCACGACCGAGGCCGTCGACAAGGCCGGCCGCGAGTCGGAACTCGCGTATCAGCTTGCCAAGCGCGGCAAGGAGCTGAAACGCGACCTCGAATACGCCCTGTGCCAGAACACGGTTGCCGTCGCGGGTTCTTCCGCCACGGCCCGTCAGATGGCCGGCATCGAGCGTTGGATCGCCACCAACAAGGACAACTACACGGACGGCACGACGCCCGTGACGACGTCCGGCGCTCCGACGACCGACCTGACCGACGGCACGACCGTCCGCACCTTCACCGAGGCTCTCCTCAAGACGGTGCTGGCGAGTGTCTGGGACGAGGGCGGTGATCCGACGACTCTCATGGTCGGCAAGTACAACAAGCAGATCGCGTCCGGGTTCTCCGGTATCGCGACTCTGTACCGCGATACGGCGCCGAAGATCGGTCAGGCGGAAATCATCGGCGCTGCCGATGTCTACGTCTCGGACTTCGGTCAGCTCGCGATCGTCCCGAACCGGTTCATGCGCGGCCGCACGGCGGCTGTGATCGACTGGGACTACTGGGAGGTCTCCGCGCTGCGTCCGTTCTTCAAGGAAAAGCTGGCGAAGACCGGCGACTCCGAGAAGTGGCACATCGTGGGCGAGTACACGCTCAAGGCCCTCAACGAGAAGGCCTCGGGCAAGATCGCGGACCTCGTGGTCGCGTGATGATGGGCGGGGCGTCTTCGGGCGCCCCGTTCCTCTTTCGGGGGCGGAATGTACTTCGGCTACCTAGATCTTGAAGAAGGGATCGGCGGCGTTGCCGTTGATTTCGATGACGACGTTTACGACTCGCTGCCCCGAGATGCGGCGGTCATGGCGATAGATGCCGTCTGGCGAGATGGCCTTGAACGCGGGGGCTACTCGCTAAAGCAGAACCGCCAGCGCAAAACAGATTTTGGCCAGTGGGAGGCAGAGGCCAAACGATGGTCCCGAGCGCGCGAAACGAGGAATGCGCGCAAGTGGCGAGCGGGCTGGAAAGCTCGTCAGGCGGCGCAGCAGGACTCTCTCGTGCTGTTCCCCTACGTGGCGCCGGCCCGGAGAACCGGGGGTGACCGGAGGGCCACTGTATCCATTCCATACTGGCTTGATGAGCAGCGCCGCAAAATTTTCGAGCGGCTTACGCCGTGGGGGTCTGATTGGGGCGCCCGCCTCCGCGTGACGAGGGAAGACCCCACCCTGGCGGGGGTTGAGTTCGATTTTGACGCCACCCGATTTGGCCACGGTCACTTCGTGAAAGAGCTTCTTGGGCTCGTTGGATGGTGGATCAACGTCGAGGACACGCAGGGTCGCCGATGGTGGGTCGATACTAACCACGTGGAGGTTGCAAGGCAGTGAAACGACTTCTCGACTTCGACCCGGAAACGGGCCTCAAGGAAACCTTTGAGTACACCGGTCCGGGCAAGTTCGTGATCCACACCGAGCAGGATGTGGCTCCGATTCTGGAGGCGAACCAACGCCGCGCGACCGACGGTACGGGAGGCTGGACCCCGTCGAAGGACATGCGCTACGTCGGTTCGATCCCCGCGAGCATCATCCTGAAGTGGAAACTGGAGAAGGGCGTCGACGTCTATAACCGCGACCACTGGCCTGCGGTCAAGCGCCTGCTGAACGACAACGAGTGGCAGAAGCTGCGGGGGGCGCATTGGAACGTCTAGCCGCTGCCCGCTCGCACATCGAGGCGGGCCGGATGGATGACGCGCTGCTGACGCTCAAGGCGGCGCTAAACGAAGCTCCAGAAAACCCGGAGGCGCTGTACGTCATGGGGTCGACGCTGTTTGACGGCGGCGATCCCGGCCTGGCGTACCAGCTCTTTCATCGGGTGGCCCAAACCGCTCCCGAGAAAGCCGCCGGGTGGACCGGGCTGGGCCGATGCTTCGATGAGTGGGGCGATCACGCGAACGCGCTGGCGGCGTACCAGACCGCGCTGGAGCGGGAGCCGGACTATTACTGGGCTCTCTGCAATGCCGCGACGTCGTTCCTCCGCATGGGCGCGCTAGACAAGGCCGTCCCGCTCTTTCGGAAGGCGATCGAGATCAACGCGGACGAGAAAGCCGCCTTCACGAATTTAGGGCTGGCCTATCTCGCGCTTGGGCAGTGGCGCGAGGCGTGGCCGATGGTCGACCTTCAAATCGGCGATGCAGATCGGGTTGAGCGGTTCTACGGGCGCGCGGAATATTGGGATGTCCCGCCGGCTGCCGATGCGGAGGAGATGATTTTTTCTTTCGGCAACGACGGGATGCGTGACGGTAAACCCAATCGGCTGGTCGTTTATGGCGAGCAAGGCATCGGCGACGAGGTGTTTTACGCCGCGTGTCTGCCGGACCTCGAGAACTTCGGGCCGGACGTGGCCATCGAGACGACGCCGCGACTTCGGGGGCTGTTCCAGCGGTCCTTCCCGTGGGCGCGCGTTCACCCGACCCGATCGCAGCCGAACGATGCGTGGTCGAGCAAGTTTCGTCCGACGCACAAGGTCGCCATTAGCAGCCTGCCGGGACATTTCCGGCGGTCGCCCGACGACTGCCCTGGAACGCCGTATCTCAAGGCATGCCCGGATCGCCGAAAGGCCGTGCGGGCGATGTTGGACGAGTTGCCCAGCTTGAAGATAGGCGTTGCCTGGACTGGGGGGCGGTTCAAATCGGGAGGCTTTGAGCGACAGGTTGATGCTGAGTGGCTACTGGAGGGCCTGGGGGTTTCGCCTTTCAAAGACCCCGCCGATGTCACGCTCGTATCGCTTCAATATAACCTTCCGCCGGTCGTTCCCGGCATTCATCACTGGCCCTGGCTCACGCAGTCGCAGGACTACGACGACACGGCGGCGCTGGTCGCCGAACTCGACGCCGTCGTGAGTGTCCCGACGTCCGTCGTGAACCTGGCGGGCGCTCTCGGGACGCCCACGTGGGTTTTGTTGCCCGACGACTACCACCATTGGCGATATGGCGTCGAAGGCCGGACGCATCCTTGGTATCGCAGCCTGACTATCTGCCGCGAGCCGTGGGATCTAGGCGCGATCCTCAAGGAGATCCGCGATGGCGCTGTCTAACTTCGGCGAACTCAAGACGTCGATCGCGGCGGAACTGACGCGGACCGGCGACACGGCGTTCGTCGCCAAGGTGCCGGACTTCGTGCGGCTGTTCGAGGTCAATTTTCAGCGGGATACGACGCACCGGCTCCAGCAGACGACGGACACCCTGTCGCTTGCGGCAAGCGGGGAAAGCGTCGCGCTCCCGAGCGACTATGTGTCAGCGGAAGCGGTCATTCTGGAATCGTCACCCAAGGTCACGCTGGAGAACAAAACCATTCGTGACCTGTTCAACGAGTACCCGTCGACCGCGACGGCGCGGCCGGCGGCTTACGCCATCCTCGGCTCGACGATGTACCTCCGCCCCCCGAGCGATGCGGCTTACAGCATCACGCTTTTCTACAACGCGGGGCTGACGGCGCTGTCTGACGACACCGACACGAACTGGCTCCTGACGAACTACCCGGACATCTACCTCTACGGCTCGCTGGTCCACTCCGCCCCGTACCTCGAGGACGACGGGCGGTTGCAGGTCTGGCTTGGCCTCTACGACCGCGCCATCGCCGCGTTGAAGGGTGAAAGCGCGCGGGCGGTCTACTCCGGTGCCCCCCTAAAAACTCAGCTTGATGTGATGATCGTATGAACCTGCCGTCGCCGATGCCGTCACGCCAGTCGTGGGCGCAGTGGGCTTTTCAGTTCATCCGGGTGCTCCAGCCGCGCCTAGCCCAAATCGAGGCGACCTCCGTCCGCCAGGAGCAGATTTACCGGATGCGGATCGCGACGGTGGGGACGCTCCCGAGCGCGGCCCCGGCGGGCCAATGGATCTACGTAAGCGACGAAACAGGCGGCGCCATCCCTTGTTTTAGCGACGGGACGAATTGGCGGCGCGTGACAGATCGGGCGATAGCATCATGACCGTAACGACGACCAACAACGGCATCCCGCTCCAGGGGTTGGGCGATAGCCTGAACGCTTGGGGTATCGACTCCGCGAACGGGCTGAACAACGCGTTGAGCCTGCTGGAGAAGCTGTGCAGCGGTGTCGAGACGGTCTCGCTCACCGGAAACGTCACGCTGACCACGACGGCGAAGGCGGACAACCAAGCGCGGAACATCGGCTTCATACTGACCGACGGCGGGCTGTCGGCCGCGCCGACGATCACGGTGCCGAGCATCGAGGGCGTCTACCTCGTTTACAACGCGGGCTCAACCTATGCCGTCACCCTGACGTGCTCGGGGTCCGCGACGACGGCCTCGTGCGGCGCGGGTTTGATGACGGTCGTTCTGTCGGATGGCACGGATTGTTTCGCTGTGACGCCGCGTCTCGACCAGATATCGGCACCGACATCGTCGGTCTCGATGAACTCCCAGAAGATCACGAGCCTCGCGACGGGCACGGCGTCCACGGATGCGGTCAATGTATCGCAAATGAACACAGCCATTGCATCGGCGGGCGTTCCCGCGTCATCTGGTGCGGTCTTGATCTCCGCGAACGACACAACGGCGAAATATCTGGTAGACGCGATCGTAGCCGGGGAAGGGCTGTCGGAGACGGAGGACAACGACGGCGCTGACGAGACGCTTACCCTCGCAGTGGACATCAATGGGACCACAGCGGGGACGACCACGGCAGCCGGCGACAAGGTGTTGATCTACGACGCTAGCGCAGGCGCGCTTCGGGCTGTTACTCTCGCAAATCTGTTCGCGCTCATGTTCGGCAATGTCGACATGAACGGAAACACCATCACCCTTGACGCGGTAACGCTGTCTGGGACGGTGTCGGCAGCGGACCAGCTTATCCAACGGCCCAAGTTTCAGGACGTGTCCGAAACAGTCGTAACCGCGAACTCGACGACGACTTACACCTGCAATCTTGAAAGTGGAAATGTATTCAAGATCACTTTGACGGGGAACTGCACATTCACATTCAGTAACCCGCCCGCGACTGGATCGTACGGAGCTTTTCGGCTCGAACTCATCCAGGACGGCACCGGGAGCCGTTCCGCGACATGGCCGGCTTCCGTGGATTGGCCGAGCGGAAGCGCGCCGACGCTGACATCCACGGCGACGACCGGCAAAGACGTTCTGTTCTTTGAGACCACGGACGGCGGGACGACGTGGTTGGGATACGCTTCTGGACAGGACTTCCAATAATGCCGGTAGGTTCGTCAAAGCTGGTTGGTCTGGGACAAGGGTTTGTGCCGGGCCAGACCATTTGGAACCCCGCTGACACTGACGGGAACATCACGCTTTCAAGCGGTAATCGAGTCGCCTCTATTTCTAATGCGGCGGGGACGTACAAGGGGACACGATCGGTAAAGTCGACGAACGGAACCAATAAGTTGTATGCCGAGATTACTATTGGAACATCAATCGCTAATAATATATTTGGAGTTGGAACATCGGGCGTTTCTTTATCATCAGGTTATCTCGGAAGTTCTTCAATAGGCTGGGGTGTTCAATATGGCGGAGATAAAGTAAATAACGACATTTTTTCCTCTTTTACTGGCGGGCCAATTACTAATGGCGATATTTTCATGATCGCGTTCGACAGCATTAATGGTGATCTATACTTTGGACGAAACGGCTCTTGGTTTGATAGCGGATCACCTACGTTTACCGGGGTTTCGGCCAATGTGTTTTTGTTTGCGTCAATGTCGGGCACTGCATCAGCAACGATTGCACAAAATCCTATTTATTCTTTGCCCGCTGGGTATGACGTTTGGGCGTAGGAGGTGAATGTGATCATTACTCTGGATACGCCGGCCATCCGGCACATCAGCGGCACGTTTGCCGCCGCTGGCACGGTCGGTAGCGTGCTGCCGAACACCAGCCTGCCCAATTCGCTGACTTGGCCTGTGCTGTCCTCTCATTCGCTGGCGATGCCCAAGTGCATCACGGTTCTCGCGCCTGATGAAGTCTGGGATGGGCCGACTGATTACGCCGCTGGCTCTTTGGTTGGCGACGAGTGGCAATACACGCGGCCCAAGAGGTCGATGACCGCCGAAGAGATCGCGGTGTCATTGGCCGAACGGAAAACGGTGATAAAGGCGAGGGTTTCTGAGCGGTTCCGCAGGGTCATCGCCGCAGGAAAGGTGGTCTCGGGGAAAACGATCGATATCACAGCGGAAGGCTTTACGCGGTTGGAACAGGCCAAGGCGGTCGTTCCTGTAAGCGCCGTCACATCGCGGGGCGATGCCATCGACCTCCCGGACACGGACACTGTCGACGCGATCCTAGTGGCCGGTCGAGCCCAATACAAATTGGCCGTGGAGCGCGAGCGCGCCTTGTATGACGCGATCGACGATGCGGCGGACCATGCCGCTCTTGACCTGATCAACGCTGAGACCGGCGCGATCGACGATGTTGGCGGGTGGCCAACCCCATAGGAGCGCGGAAATGACCTTTTTCTCGCCCCGGATGGCGTCCGGCGTCGTTCGTGACGACCCTGGCCTCGCTGCGGAAGGAGCGTACCTGTCCACGGACAAGGTCCGCCTTCGGCTGATCCTCAAAGACATCCTGCCGGAAATCATCGGCGGGTGGGAGAAGGCCACACAGGACACAGTTTCGGGGAAGGCGCGGGCGCTTCACGTATGGGAAGACCTCGACGGACAGAAGGTCGTCGCTATCGGAACCCACAAGAAGCTCTACATCTACACGGGGGGGCTGCTCTGGGATATCACGCCGGTTCGAGACGATTCCGTAACATCGGGCACCCTGAGCGATCCGTTCGACACCGTAGACACCGACGCCACGGTCACGGTGAACCACACGGCGCACGGCGTGATCAGCGGGGATACGGTCTATCTCAAGGCGGATGCGGTCGGGGGCGTGACCTTCGGCGCGGCGGGGACGTATTCGTCTAACCCAATCCAGACCATCGAGAACAGCGACTTCATCATCGTCACGCACACCTCGCACGGGCTGACGAGTGGGGAGTACGTGACGCTGGCGTCCGCGTCCGCGACGGGGGGCGTCGCCGCTGCGAGCATCAACAAGACGCACCGGGTTTATGTGCTGTCCGACGATGCTTTCCAGATCCAGGTGGCGACGTCGGCGACCTCAACCGCGACCGGCGGCGGCACTCCGACTTATGTCTACTTTCATGGGTTTGAGGCGACTTACGTAGACGCGAACTCGTATACCGTGGAGGCTCGTTCGGCGGCAACCTCGACCGTGACGGGGGGCGGGGGCACCACAAGCTGGTGGTACGAATTGAACATCGGCCTGGAGAACACGACGCGCACGGCGGGATACTCGACCGGCACATATTCGAGTGGCTTGTACTCCCTTCCATCGACTGGGAGCGATCTGCGCGCGCGGGTGTGGCATTTCTCGAACTTCGGTCAAAACCTTCTCGCGAACTATCGAGAATCCCCGCTGTACCGCTGGCAGAACAACCTCTCGCAAAGCGCGGCGGCGGTGGCGGCGACCGACGCCCCGGCGAAGAACCTCTCTCACATGGTGACGCCGGAACGGTTCATCGTGACGCTCGGAACCGAGGACGCCGCCACATCGACCTTCGACACCATGCGGTATGCCTTCGCCACGCAAGAGGGGGGCTTTACGACAAACGACTGGACCCCGGCGGCGACGAATACGGCGGGCGATAAGCGGCTGGCGGAAGGCACGCGCATCGTGCGGGGCCTGGCGATGCCGCAAATCTCGCTGATCTGGACAGACACCGCGCTCTATGGGCTCCAGTACCTCCAGGACACGACGCTGGTGTTTGGTGACAGCCTGCTAGGGACCGGCTGCGGGTTGATCGGGCCGAACGCGATGACGCGAGTGGCTGACGTCGGGGCGGTGATATGGCTCTCGTCGTCGCAGCGGTTCTTCATCTGGAACGGCGGCGCGCCCCAGATGATCCCGTGCCCGGTTCGCGACTACCTGTTCGACAATCTGGCGGCCGTGCAGGAAGACCTGATTTTCGCCGGACACAACAGTCGGTGGAACGAGGTCTGGTGGTTCTATCCGTCAGCGGAGACGAATGAGAACGCGGCTTATGTCGTTTACAACTACCGCGACAATCTTTGGTACATCGGAACCTTCACCATCACCGCGTGGGGAGACCTCGCGGATAGTGGGTTCCCGATCGCGGTCGACGCGGACGGCACGGTCCAGTTTTACGAGCGCCCAACGGGCACGGACAACGGCGACGCTATCTCTTGGCACTTCGAGACGGCGCCCGTGGATATTGAAGACGGCGACAGGGTCTACATGATCGACCGGTTCATGCCGGATACTCGCGACCTCGTTGGCGGATGCACGCTCATCATGAAGTCGCGGTTCTGGGCCAACGGCACCGAGACCACGACCACGGTGGGGACGTTCAATTCGGCGACGCAATCGCTGGCCTTCCGGGCGAAGGGGCGGCAGATATCCTATCGCATTGAGGGGAACTCGGCTCCAGCGAAGGGGCGGTTCGGGCGCCCGACATTCAACGTGAAACCTGGCGGGGAGCGTCGGTGACGCCTGAAACCCGCGCCCGGGCCAAGCCCATCATCGAGAGGGCTCTAGCCCGGCATGTGCCGCTCTACACGGCAGACGACATCCTCGACGCTTGCGAGCGTGGGGACATGCAGCTCTGGTGCATAGGCCAATCCGTGCTGGTGACGGAGGTTGTCGCGTTCCCGCAAGCGCGGGTCGTGCGATCTGTTGCGGCGGCGGGGCGGCTCCGGGACATTCTGGAAATTCTGCCCGTCGCGGAATCTTGGGCGAAGGATCTGGGCTGCCGTTACGCGATAGCGGCGGGCCGCAGGGGTTGGGGGCGCGCGCTCGGTTATAGGGTTGGGGCGTCTGAGTTTATGAAGGAGATCAGCGATGCCTAGCGGCGGTGGCGGAAGCCAGACGGTCACTTCGGATATCCCGGAGACTTACAAGCAGTTCGCGAACGAGAACCTGACGCTTGCGGGCACGCTGGCAAACCAGCCGTATGTTCAATACGGCGGGCAGCGCATCGCGGGTTTCTCGGATGACCAGAACGCCGGATTCGGCATGGTGCGAGATGCTGCCAACGCCTACCAGCCGATGCTTGGCCAGTCCAACGCGGCGTTTCAATCGCTGGCGGATGGTTCGGCTGACGTGACCGCGCGGCAGGGTTCTGAGTTCATCTCCGACTATACGAACCCGCACGAGAGCACGGTGGTCAACAACCTCATCGGCGACATGGGCCGGGGTCTGAACATCGGCCTCGGGGCGCTTGGCGCGCGCGCGGCTGGGAACGGCGCCTATGGTGGATCTCGCCACGGCATTGCCGAGGGTGAGATGGGGCGGGAGTTCTTCGACCGTCTCGGGAGCACCGTTGGCCAGGTTCGGCAAGCGGGCTTCAACACCGCCGTCGGCGCCGGTCAGGGCGATGCCAACCGGTTCCTGTCGGCGGACCAGGGCAACCAATCCACGCGGCTGTCGGCGGCTCAGGGGATGGCGCAGAACGCGCAGCTCGCCCAGAACCTCGGCTTCTCCGGCGCGCAAGCAATGATGAATGCCGGCGGGATGCAGCAGGGCATGGACCAGGCCAACCTCGACCTTGCCGAGCAGGACTTCATCGACCAGCAGAACCACCCGCTGCGAATGATGGCGCTGCGTCAGTCTGCGTTGGGCCAGACCCCGATGGGGAGCATCCAGCGTGGGCCAAGCGGCGGCGGGACCAATGTTGGTAGTTTGCTGGGTGGAGTTGGTGGGTTGCTTGGCGGCATCGCGCAATTTGCAGGCCCGGCGGCGGCCGTCTGCTGGGTTGCCCGCGAGGTCTACGGCGTGGACGACCCGCGCTGGCTGCGGTTCCGCGACATCCTTCTCGACCGCGCCAACGACAATATCCTGACGCTCTACGCGGTGTTTGGCGAGGACTACGCCGAACACATCCGGCATCGCCCGGAGGAGAAGGCCCGGATGCGGGCGCTGATGGACTCGGTCTTGGAGGCCGCCTGACATGGCTGTTCAGAACCTCGGCTTTACCCCGCTCGCTCTGCGTCGTAACCGCGACGAGGAATTCCAGCGCATCCTGGCGTCCGGCGCTGCGGGGGGCGGTCCGCGCATCATCCCGGCTTCCGGCGCTGGCGGTGGCGGCGGACGCGGGAACGGCCTCGGACAAGGCTTGAGCGCAATCGGCGATGCGCTTTCGGGGTTTGCGGAGATGCGAAACCGTCAGAAGGCGGCGGAGGATGAGCGCTCCAGGGCGGAGACGATAGCCCGAGCCGCGCGGGCGTTCTCTGGCGGCGTGAAGGAATACCGCAACCCCGACAACACGGACGAGGTCATGGTTCAGGGCCAGGCCCCCGGTGCTGGGGCGGCTCTGAGCATTCTCGGTGCGGACCCGTTGACGGCGCCGGATGCGTTGAAGGCGCACTTCGCCATGGCGGCGAACCAGAAAGCCCCGCCAACCTCGGTTGAGGCGCGGATGGCGCTGATGAATGCAGTTGATCGCGACCGGAAGGACACCGTCGGGTGGGATCTGGCGATGAACGCCCCGGTCGGCAGCTCGTATTTCGACGATTTTTTCAAGATGAAGTACACGAGCGCGCCGAAGGAGAACAACGACAAGATCGACTTGTACGACCCGAAGACGGGGACGAAGCAGAACGTGCGGGTGGGTTCTCGGACGGAACAGTACTATCGCGATAAAGGCTGGATGGATGTCAACCCGACCGGTGGCGGGGAAAGCCCGTATGGGTCTGGATTCGAGGGGGGCATGTTCACGCGAGCCAACGCTCTAGCTGCCAAAATAGAACGCGGAGAGGGCTTGTCCTCTGCGGAGCAACGAGAGTACCAGGCAATCAGATCGAGGCTGGCCGCGCCGCGCATTTATACGCTTCCAGACGGCCGTGTGGTCAGCGCGCCGGGGATGGATTTGTCAGCGTACCCAGGGGGCGGGGGTGCTCGGCAGCCAGTCGTCGAGGCGCAAGACGCATCCTCTTCGCAAGCCGCATCCGGCGTTCCTGGCATCCCCGGCGCTCAAGTCATCGGGGAGAAGCCCAAGAAATTCACCGAGTCCGAGTCAACGAGTGCGGGCTATGCCAACCGCATGACCGAAGCAGAGGCGCGGATGGCGTCCGTCACAGAGAGCGGTTTCGACCCGGCGAACATCAAAGACAACGCGGCCGCTGGATTGCCCGGCGGCAATTTCTTGGTTTCGGATGGGTTCCAACTCTGGCGCCAAGCCCAAGAAGATTGGGTCCGGGCGAAACTGCGGAAGGAATCGGGCGCGGTCATTGGCGAAGACGAGATGGCGCGGGAGATCACGACGTACTTCCCGCAGCCGGGGGATAGCGCTGAAGTGGTCGCTCAAAAAGCGGCGTCCCGCAAGACCGCGCTAAACTCCATGGTTGCCCAAGCTGGCGGCGCCTATGAACAGTTCCACGGATCGCAGCAAGAGAAAGCCGCCCCCAAGATCCCGACGCTCACCAGGATTGATGAAATGCAGAGCATGATCCGCAGCGGGAAGATGAAGCCGGGAGACAGATTCCTCTCCCCCAGCGGGGCGGAACTGATCGTGATGCCGGACGGGTCATGGGCGCGCGCTCCGGGATCTGGAAAGAAGACCCCCGCTCGTTAATTGCAAAATCCCGCCCCTTGAAACTCCAAGTTTGAGATTACGAAGGGAAACCCGCGTAAGGTCGGTTTTGCAAACACGGCGACGGTCACGTCTTCTTGCGCGAACACAATTGATCGAGTCCCCCGCACGGCGATGAGATGTTCACCAATGCTCGTGTTCGCCGTCATGCCGTCGAGGTCGATGTTTCGATACTCAATAAGCGTCGAGGGGGTGTATCGCATCACGGGCGGGTCAATCGAAAAATCCCAAATCCCCCCGTACTCATAAACGCAATTCAACTCGGTGCGAGAGAACAGGTCATCGGCTCGCGCGGGACTGATTGCTAGAAGGCCGATTATCAACGCGGCTAGAAGTCTCATGGTTTCTATATGGAGATGCCCCTATGGCAACGACAACCCCTACGGTCGATCCAAAAGACGATCCGTTTCTTCGCGGGCTGTCTACGCCGATGAGCGATCCTGCGTCAACCAACCCCGTTGGCCCCGTGGCGGCGGGCGTCCCGATGCCGGGCGCGTCTCTAGCAGGCGGTGCCGATCCCTTCACCATTGGCGAGATTCCCGAGCTTGATATTTCAGTCGGTGCCCCTCTGAAGGTGCGGCAAGCCGTCGGTTCTGCGGAAACCCCAGAAGATCGACTGGCGACCATTCGGATGACGTATGGCGACGCGCAGCCGTTCGGAGAAGACAATTTCGTTTTCACGAACCCCGAGACCGGGCGGCCCACGCTATACAATCCAGAAGGATTTGATTTCGGTGACGTCGCCTCAGTGCAGCCGGAACTTGCCGAAGTTTTTGGCGGCGCGGTGGGCGCCGCTGCGGGATTGCCGGCCGGCCCCATCGGCGCCGTCACGGGGGCGGGGCTAGGCGCTGCGGCGGGGCGGGAGATGAACAATCTTCTGATGTCGAACGTGGGCGGCACGGTTGACACCCGAGGGCTCGCTCAGCGTGGCGCTGATGCCGCGACCACGGCGGCGGTTAACTCAGGCGGCCAAATGGCGGGGGATGCGCTTGTCGCTGGGGGACGGGCGATCGTGGAGGGTGCTAAGGGGCTCCTAATAAAGCCGGGCGCGGCGGACAGATTGGCGGACTTCAGTCGAGCAGGCGTCCAGCCAAACGCGGCTGCCGTCGCGGGGTCTGAAAACCTTGCGAATGCACAGAAGGCGCTGGCGGACATCCCGTCGTCTAGCCCTATCATCACCGAGGCGATTGAGAAGACTCTCAGAGACATCGATCAAGCGGCGGCGACGCTGGCGGATGAGTATGGTACCGCCACGACCCGCGCCGAAGCGGGCCAGGCGTTGAAGGATGCCGGAGAAAGCTATATCGCGCGGGCATCCAAGATCGGGTCCGACCTCTACAGCAATTTCGACGCGCTGATCCCGAAAGACACGCGCGTGCCAGTCGCCAATGTCCAGGCGTACCTTGGCGATGTCGCCGCGAAGTTTGCCGATGAACCGGCAATCGCGGACATCCTGGAAGCGCCGATGTTGAAGCGCTTTCGAGAAGCGCTGGCGGGCGAGAACCGAGAAGTCACGTTTGAACTTTTGAAGAACCTGCGATCGGAGGTCGGGCGTCGGCTTTCCCGCCCCGCCATTCTGGTGGACGAGAACCGCGCGACCCTAGAGGGCCTGTACGCCGCGCTGTCGGACGATATGGCGGACGCCGCAGCGTCTGCTGGGGAACCGGCTCAACGGGCACTCAAGCGAGCCAACGATTTCTGGCAGCAGAGCCGGAAGCAGATAAAGTCCACGATTGAACCCATCCTGAGGGCCCCCGAGGTTGAAGACGCGTTCCGTCGCGCGCTGTCCGGCTCAAGGGATGGCGCTTCGGCTTTGTTGAGGTTGCGCCGTTCCATGCCGGCGGATGTCTGGGGCGATGTCGCCGCAGTCAAGATCCGAGAGTTGGGGCTTGCGAAGCCTGGAGTGCAAAACGCTACCGGGGATGCTTTCTCCGCCACGACGTTCCTCACGAACCTCAACAAGATGTCGCCGCCGGCGCAGCGGGTGCTGTTTTCCGGGAAGGGGAATGGCGAGTTGTTTGAAAAATTGCAGCGCTTGTCGCGCGTTGCGGGGTACGTCAAGGATGCGGAGCGGATGGGTGCCAACCCATCTGGGACGGCGCGAGCAACGATGTGGCTTCAAATCTTGGGCGGCGGCGGCATCGCGTACGGAGCGAGCCAAGACCCGACGGCGGCCGCTGCGGGCGCTATGGCAAGCTATTTGGCCCCGAGGTACGCAGCCCGGCTCATGACAAGCCCGAAATTTGTCACTTGGCTGACCAACGCCATCCAGCTTGATCCATACAAAAAATCTTTGGCCCCGCACATCGCCCGGTTGCGTGTCATCGCGGCGGAAGGCCCGGAGATGCGGGAGGCGGTGCGCGAGTACATGCGCGCGCTTCCGGCGCCCGCCCTCGGCAATCAAGATAGTGGGGGTGATAAAGAAGACAGCGCCCAGCCTGCCGCCACTAGGGGCGCTCGCGCGCCTGCGCCGCGATAAGCCGTTGTCATGTGTCAACACTGGCCCAAGGAGGTGTGAGTGACTGAAGAGACCCTGATCGCTCTCCTCACCCGATGGGGGCCGCAGTGGATGGGCTGGTTCCTCGCGGCGT